TTTACATTTGTTGACTCAGCCATTTATAATCTCCATTAACATAAATTAACGCCTTGGTTAATTAAGCTTGAATATTTCCCTTTCTTTTCTGACATTATTGCAATTACTTCAGAAGGAGTATCTAATTCTTGAATTGCCAGAGTGTGGTTTGTTCTAAATGCTCCACCAAATGATTCCACATATGCTTTATATAAATTATTTAAAATATGAGCATATTTTCCTCTGTTTGAAATCCAAGTATTAAAATTGGAATGTCTCAATTTAATATTCATAATATAATCCATGCAATATTTATCAAATGTATTTTCATCAAGATTCGATTTTGCTTTGAATCTTTGAAGATGATCATATATCTCCCTTAAATTAATTTTACCATTTCCTCTTTCAATTTTATTAAATAAATAATTAATAAATAAAGTTACATCTGGTTTGCCTGCTGTTTGAAATACTAATTGAATGTAAGTTGAATAAAAATCATGTAAGGGTTTCTTAAAAACTGATAAGAATTTTGATTTCCCTCTATTAGCTGCCATATGCATCATTTCATGAACTGTTGATTCACATATCAAACCATCATTTGAAAATGCAAGAAATTTAGTTTGATTATCAATCATTATAATAATCTTATCTTCATTGGGTGCATAAAATGCCATTGAAGATTTTTTATCCATATCAGTCCCAAATACTTTAAAAATAGTTAATTTAAAAATTCCTTTATTCATAAAGCATGGAAGCATATCTCCACGTTTAACTAATGATTTTATTTTTGGAGAATATTGTTTTGTTTCTGATTGACTTGCCATAATTTTAATAAATTTATCTTTTAAACGATCTGAGCTAAACAATGTATAGCCAGCCATTTTAACAGCTGGTTTTAAACCAACTGGCGCAATGAATGCTTCATTTATCCCATCATTATATATAATTAATTTATCAGGACTAATCGCAATCATTCCATCTTGATTTAATTCAAGTTCAAGATTTTTATCCATTTTAGCTTTTACTTTCTTCATTACAATTGAATTATCCATATCTCCGCCAATGCGAATATCATCATTCATATCCATAATATTCTGAAATTCTTGTTGAATTAAAGTATTAATAGCTGTATCGACCAGTAATGGAGGATCATATTTTCTTACATAATAACAAAATGCTGCAGAAAGAGCGATATCATCATGACATCCTTTATCAGCTTCAACTCTACCATTTGGTTTTTCAATCAATCCAACTAATTCTAATGCTAATCTTTTTGATTTAATTGTTTCAGGAAATTGAGATACATATGAATATAAAGCATCAATCATTAAAGGTCTGGTTTTTGCATTTGTACTTAACCCAGGAATTAACTTAGACTCACCTCGCTTCTCTTTATAGAGCATTGTCCCAAATTCTGAATCATTGATATGCTCTACAACTTGATTGCCATATGAGTTGCTCTCAACGATGCACAATCCTGGATATTGAGCACATGCAACCTTAACAACTTTGACAAAATCTAAAACTTTGCATTTGCCTTGATATTCCCATACTTGATCCATTGTTTGATAATCATAAACCGCAATTGCTGATTTATCTAAACCATGCTCAGGAGCAGTATCAACTCCAATTAAATAAAAACGATTTGGTTCAGGGTCTTTAAATTTCCATATTTGACCATTAAATATTTTAAGTACTTCCATTGGTTCAGTTTCTAATTTTTGTAAATCTTCAACAATTTGTTCAGGAAGGAAACAACCTGAACTTCCTAAGAATGTCATTTCAAGCTCTTGTTTAATTTTCTTAGGATCATTATCAAACAATTCACACTGAGTATTATACCAATCAGGGTCATCTTTCAATTCATCAACATCTGACCAATGAATTGTAAATGGAATTAATAAACCATTCCCACTAACTGCTTTTGAATATCTTTCAAAGAACCATTTTCCAATACCAACAGTCCTATTGGGAGTTGATAAAACAATTGTCCCATAAGGAACACCTGCTTTCTTTGCTTGCATTTGATTTGTTGAAAGAGCAGGAACCATTGAAGTCCATGCATCATCAATATGATTAACAAATGCTGCCTCATCAATAACCAAAAAAGTAATTGCCTTACCACGAAGAGTTTTCTCTGGAGCATTTGGATTAACTGGAGAAGCATAAACTTTTGATCCGTTTGTTAATATAAATGATTGTTCTGTTCTTTTATTGAACCCAGGTCCTTGAACTCCACCTTTAGGTTTCATCCAAAGAGGTATTTTTTCAAACATTCCTCTCGTGGTACGTGCAAAATCAGTCGCTTCACGTCCATCCTTTGAGATGATTCCTACAACTGTATTTCGATAAAATGTAACTAACCAACAAATATATGCTTGAGTAATTGTTGATATTCCAATTTGCCTACTTTTTAACACAATTACATTTTTTTCTTTTTGAATTGTGTCAACTAAATTTGTTTGAGGTGTGTAAGGTATAAATAACGCATCTTTACCAGGCAATTCAAGATATACATAATTTCGACAGAAGTAATGGAAACTCTTTTTACACTTCATATATTCAATAATATATTTCTGTGCTTTTTGCGCTTTCTTTTGAGTAACCTTAACTGTAGCCATAATTTAATCCTAAGTTGGTTTATTTATATTATGTTCTGGAAATCATCAATTATATATAAATATTCTTGCTATATATATTAATTTTTGATAGAGAAGGGTTGTTTGACTTTGTCTATCATTGACTAGATACTCCAATTCATTATTAAACATTTTTCCCAAGGAGGTGTAAAATGAAAGGAGAAATAATTGAAATCCATTATACAAGGGGGAATAACACTGTTAAAAGAAAGCGTATTAAACGTGAACACTTTTCAGAAGTGGGTATTAAGTGTCCACATAAGAAATGCAAGGGCATTATTTTCCCTGACAGAATGGTAAGAAGAAAGTTTAGGCAGACCACAAAATTTGGAACATGTGCCTGTTGCGACACAACAATTACTATTCCAAGAAAGTATGGGAAAGTAAGACAAGACTTTAGCAATGCAACATTATTAAAGTCTTTAAGAATTAATTTAGATACTTATGTTGAAAGGATATTAATTGAAGCATAAGTACAAAACCGCAGAAAGGGGGTGTAATAGTTATGACATACATGATCCGACTCGCTGTGAGTCAGTATCATACGATCAAATGTGATTGCAAGTATTTTAACAATCATTACTTAATGTACAATATTAAAGGAGGTGACAATTGGACCAGTATTTTAATAGTTATCGGACTTAAAAACCGACTATATTTTTAGTATTCGTTTGGAGGGTACTCCACCCACCTTTTTTGTTGACTTAAATTGTTTTATTAGTCCTTATCAGTTTTAAACTAGCAGTAGCTTCCCAATCAACTCCAGTGCTCCCACCTTTTACAAATGTTAAATTACTTGATCTTAAAATAAATTTACCAGCAATATCAATTAATTCGGTATGTTGTTCAATTAATTTAACACTTCTTCCAACTTCCATTAATTTCAAAATAGGTAAATTTCGACCCAATGTAATATCTAATCCTGCCATACTTGATATAATTTTTGATAAATAAGCAATTGAAAAAGATTCATTATCATCATATCCTGTATTTTTAGTATAAACTTTAACTCTATTATTCATAGCTGAATTAACATAACTTTTTGGATTCTTCCAAACTACTCCATACTTAGAAATAAAACTATCCATATTATGCATAACTGTATATGATAAAGTATCTCTTGGTTTAACAACAAAATATTGACTTGTTGCAAGTAGAGCATACATTGTATTACCTGCATATAAACTTTTAATTGGTTCAAATGTATAAAAATTCTTTCCATCACTACATATTTTTAATATATCATCTGTAATTGCATTTTGAGCTAAATGATAAACTGTAAATGTCTGATCTTCATTAAATTTTTTATTCATATTTAAGATGTGAAGTTTATTATCTCTATCAATGAAATGAATAAAAGGTCCATTAAATAACCCAAAAGTCCTATCTAAATATTCAAGAGCTTTAATTAAAGTTGTTGGTGGGACAATACATTGATCAATTACTAAATCATTTAATCCATTTTTATCATATTTAATTTTAGCATTTGTAAATGTTGAAACTAAATCTTCAATTATTTCTTTTGATGTTTTATTTAAGTATATTTTATTAACAAATGAAGTTGCAGTTATAAATGATTTTCGTGGAACTGCTACTATACTTATAGGGATTCTATCTTTTTGTTTGCCCTCAGATAATGCTTCCTGAGTAATCAAACTGAAATCAGATGAGACATACATTAAATCAAAATCAATTGTTTCTTTTGACTGACCATCTTGTGATTGCTCTAATAATCGAATTGTTAATTTTATGTGATCTTGTCCATATAATTTAGATAATGTAATATCATTTTGATCAATAAAAAGACTAATAAAAATAGATTGATATGGAGCAGTAATTGAAGATATAATACGGACTGTATCTAAATCAGCCGTATAATCCTTATCCTTGATTATCACTTGACAATCATAGCTTCTTGTGCTTACAAATACTCTCTCATTAATGTTTTCAGGCATAATCTCTCCATATTATCATTTTAATATTTGTTCTTTAAATATATTACTTTACGTAGGACGTTATGAAAACAATTGTGTAAAAAAATAACCCACCCAAAGGAGAGAGGTGGATTATTTTTAGCGGAGAGTTACGCCGCATTAGATTGTCTGACTGCTAATTGTTCATTGAACTGTTCAACAACACCCATTATTTCAGCAGGGACAACGAGAACTGATTCAGCAACATTTTGAAGAATCTTTTTTGCATTGAAATTCTTTTCAAGAGTTGAATATCTTGTAAGAATATGAAAAATGTTCCATGAAGTTACACCATCAAGAGCAGTTATATGTTCTTTTAATTCTGTGGTTCTTGTTTTACCCAGACCTGCTTTTTCAATCAATTCAACAACTTCACCTGTGGCATCATCATCAAGAGCATTTTGAAAATTTGAGGTTACTAAATTAACAATATTATCTGATAACATTGTTACAAAATCTCCAATTGGACCACTCATCATTGCATTTGAATTTTGAATATGAATCTGATCCATATTTACAAGTTTATTGTAGAATGAGAATCCAGAACGATTATCATCTCCATCAAATACTGAAAATCCAAATGAAACTTTTGCTTTTGCAGTTCCATTATATGAATTTGAAATATTGACTTGAGGTTTAATAATTCCAATTTCATCAACTGAATTTGGATTTTCAAGTACCAGTTCTGTCATAAATGTTGTAAGTCCTGCTCCAAGAATTGGATATTCTCTAAAAACAGTTTGATTTGCTCCAATAACTGAATCTCTAACTGATGCAACTAATGCTTCATTCCCAACAAACTGATATGAACTCGATACATATCCAGTGAATTTAAATCCTTCAAGGGGATCTGCTTCATCAACTGGTACAGTTGGATTTCTGGTCATGATTGCAAATACTGATGAATCATGATTTTTGTTTTTGGTAATGAGTCTGTTGTATTTAATTTCAGAATACGTATCTGAATAAAAGTATGATTCATCTCCAAGATTAGTAAGACCCATCTCAGCATATTTTGCAGCAAAATTTGTTTCTGGATCAATAAAGCTTCCCAAGTCTACCAATGGTTCTTCAGCATTAACATCATTAGTTTCCACAATATCATTAATTGCTTGTGTATCTTCTATTTCATTCATTTATACTTCCTTTCATTTAAATAATAATAAACAATTGCTTTTGAAAATGGTTCAATATACATTTTAAAATACTTCATACGATCAATGTCACTTACATCCATAATATTTGCTAAACTCTGAGATATTTCAGTTTGACCAAACTGTTTAAGAAACATATATGATTTATTTCCACCTGGAATTACAAAATTTAAGGAATTAGTTGAAGTCAATATTTCATCTTTAATTTGTTGAAGTTGTCTAAATGTAGTTCTCTTATCAATGAAATTGATTCGTGCAACTTTTCTTAAAAAGTAATCCATTCCATCATATCTGTGTTTAACTCCTTTTATTTTTATAGTATTCCCATCAATCGCAAGATAGCTATTTCTTTGAACTGATGATATGAATAAAGAATATATTGCTCGGAGTGGTAATGGCATGAATTGGTCTGTTTGATAAAGTCTCTTTGTTAAAATAACTCCATCATATTGTCTTAATATGATTTCGTTTTCATGGACTTTATTTAATGTGAGGTAGGAGTCTATCGTGGAGGTTGTGATATTTCTTAGAATCTTGACAAGTCTTGGGTTATCTCTCATCATAAGACCAATCTGAGTATTTCTTTTGAGTTTATCAGATTTATCAATATTAGAAAGATCATACCCAAGACTTGATAATACTTGATAGTGACAAGATTCAATATCGTAAAAGTAAATATCTCTTATAAGGTATTGAATCTCATCAGTTATTTTCATCCATTATCAACTGGAGGATTAACTGTATTAATAATAACATTATCAATATGAAGAAGATGATTAATATCAACAATGCTTGCTTGTTTTGCAGCAAAGAATTTCATGGCATCTTCCATTGTTTCAATATCTCCCAAAGATTTCTCAATTTGTTTGTATCTAATCAAGAGATTTTCAGTTGGTGCTGGAGTTGCCATAAGTTCAACAAGACCATCAATAGGATCAACCATTTCAATATTCTTATCGTTCTTTTTGATTTTTCTGATTGCATAAGGAATCAGAAGATCTCCAACAACTTGGCAAAATACAGCTTGTCTTGAAGAGATTCCATAAAATTTAATTTTTACATCATCTCTTTCAGTTGAATGAACAATCATAAATGCCGTATTACTGAAGAATGATGCAGCTTCACCTGGAAGATTAATCATTGGCATTTGATTTGAATTTTCAAATTGTCTGTATTTTCTTTTTGCCTCTCCATTATCAAGAATATCTCCGCTTGGATGTGGCATAGCTAATACAATATCTTCATCAGGATCAACATTTTTGATTTTGATGGATAAGATTTTGAGATTTTCATCAATTGCTTCCACATATTGTCTTGCCCAGGCAGTCATATTAGTAATATTATCAGGAACTGTTTCTGGATCAGTTTCAGGAGTTGGGTTTTGATCATTTTCTGGAAGATCAGTTGCTCCTGCTTCTTGATCAGTTCCTTCTTCAGTTCCTTCTTCAGTTTGATCTACATTTACATTTGCAGCATTTGTGTTTTCACCTTCTTGTTCTGGAAGATTCATTACTTTGTTTGCTTCAGTTTCATCACTTGTTACGTCGTTTACCATTTGAGCTAAGTTGTTCATACTTTCTCCTTTTAATTTTTCACGAGTTCGCGATTTCAGCAGAAAACCTTTTTCTACCGAGATTAACATATGTCACTTTATACAATTGCCCGTCGATATAAAATCTCTTTCCTATCTCCGGAAGAGGGACCGGTTCCTTAGTTGGAGTGCCTTCCTGAACATCATCTGGCATTTCAACTATAGTATTATTGTCCCCATTTTTATTTTGTGCTTCATTTTCAGGTTTATCATCCATATTCATACTATCTCCATTTGTCATTAATTTTTCCATCCGATCTCCACATAATTGGATCTGCTGCTAAATTTGCTTTTAAACAAGACATATGTAAAGCTGCATTTTTAATAATTGCTTCATATGTTAATACTGGAGCATTTCTTTGAATTTGCAATTCTTTACAATTTATCATCCAAGGTGGAACTTTAGAATCCCAATTTTGAACATATGCTTGTTTTGCTCTATTCAAATAATCTTCTTGAAATATCAGATGACTCGCAAGATTTAAAGCTTTTAAATTTTCATAGTCTCCAAATACTCGTCTTTGATAATCCATTTCTTTAGCAATTAAAGCAAATGTGTTATCCATACTCATCATATTTTCACCTCTTCAATTTTTTTAAAACTGCTGGTAATACTTTTCTTATTTCGCCTGTAAGTCTACCTTCTAATAATTCAATCACTGCAAAATAATCTCTAAATATTCCAAACGGTTTATATTTAACAATTCGATATCGATCTCTAACAATCGCTTTACAACCTTGAATTAATTTAGATGCTTTATGATTATGCATCACGATTACCATGTCTCCCTTGTTTATCCTTGCTTTTAAACTCGGTTTAACAATTTGATATAACTTTGTATATTCAAATCTTAAAACCTTATGAGGGTGACGTCTAAACCGATAAGATTTACCATTTGCATTGAATGGCTCGTGAGGAAGTTCCCATTTAATCAATCTTTTTTCATCAGAGGTAGTATGATCCGTTAAATCCATTCTCTACTCCCTTCCAATTCATCGCAATCGCTTGTGAAGTATGAATACTTTCTTCATGTGTACACTTCACAATCCAATCATGATATTTTTCATTGGACTCAAGAGTTTGAGATACTTGTCTAATTGCATCTTCAACAAATATTGGATTTTTAGAAGCGATTTCTGCAATTCGTTGTTCATCTTCTCGTTTAATAATTGGATAAGGAAGTGTCATAATTGAATTTTCAATATCATCAATTATATCTTCCAACCATACATAATTCGGTTCAACTGTTTGAACCACAATATCTGCAAATGATCTTTGAGCATGAGGGAATCCATTACTATCTTTTGATCTCAAATCATTACATAATTCAGATGAGCATGGACAATATGAAGCATATTGAACTCTAACTCCCTGATAAAATTTGAAAGATTCCCCTTTCATTTGACCATGAAAGAAACATTTATAATATAAAGGAAATGAGTTCATTGATACCGGAGCTTGTTTTGCTTTCGGATAATCAAACTCAAATCTCATATATGCTTCTTGTGTTTCTAATTTTTCCTTGAGATTTTTTAATATGTCAAAGATCAATTTATGCTTCAAAGGAAGATTCAAATATGTTTTCAATGTCCTTAAACATCTTGACATTGAAATTCCTTTTATATCAGCTTCTAAATTTGAAAGCATTGTTACATTTGCAAGAAGATTATGAAATCCTGCAAGTCCACCTTTTGATTCAAGTAAGAATGGAACTTGTACATCTTCAACTCCTACTCGTTTTAAAGGA